ATATAATCCTCCTCACTTATATGAAATCGTAAAGAAAAATGTTTCAATTGGTTTATACAGTCAAGAATTACTTGAGTGGTATAGCGAAGATGATTGGAACAAAATGAATGATATGCTTGAGCATGAGAAAGATGAACAGTATTCTTATGCGGCTATCGAACAATTAATTGAAAAATATTTGGTTCGTAATAGAAGTACTAAGGAGATTTATGAGACCCCGCAAGTTCGCTACATGGTTGCAGCCGCCACTGTATTCCACAAAGAAGAGCCCAATAATGCAAGAATGCGTTACATCAAGGAGTATTACAATGCCGCAAGTGACGGTTTATTTACTCTTGCTACTCCTGTTCTCGCCGGTCTTGGCACTCCTACTAAGCAGTTTAGCAGTTGTGTACTTATACGTAGTGATGACGACCTGGATTCAATCTTTGCGTCAGGAGAAATGATGGCTAAGTATGCTAGCAAACGTGCTGGCATTGGTTTAGAGATTGGCAGATTAAGACCTCTAGGTAGTCCTATTAGAGGCGGTGAGATTATGCACACCGGCATGATTCCTTTCCTTAAGAAGTGGTTCGGTGATTTGCGTAGTTGTTCACAAGGAGGCATTCGTAATGCTAGTGCTACAGTATTTTATCCTATATGGCATCATCAGTTTGATGATCTTATTGTACTTAAAAACAATCAAGGAACCGAAGAAACCCGAGTCCGTCATATGGATTATGGGGTTGTGCTTAGTGCTTTCTTCTGGAGAAGATTCAGAAACAAACAAGACATAACGTTCTTTGATCCAAATGAAGTGCCTGATTTATACGAGGCATTCTATAGTAATACAGAAAAGTTTGAAGAATTATATGTAAAATATGAAAAACAAAAAGGCTTGCGTAAGAAATCTATGTCAGCCGAAGAAGTTTTTAAAAGTGGCATACTCAAGGAGCGTACTGATACAGGACGAATATATCTTGTATTCATTGACAATGTAATGAATCAAGGTCCGTTTGATCCTGAATACCACACTATCTATCAGTCAAATTTATGTTGTGAAATATTACTTCCTACTAAGCCCTTTAAGCGCCTGGACGACAGCACTGGTCGTATCGCTTTATGTACGTTGGGCTCAATTAACTGGGGAGCCTTCCGCAACCCAGAAGATATGCGTAGGGCTTGTCGCATACTTCAGCGCAGCCTTTGCAATATATTGGATTATCAAGATTTTCTATCCATACAGTCTCGCCTAAGCAATGAAGAGATTCAGCCCTTAGGCATAGGTGTAACTAATCTTGCCTATTGGCATGCTAAACGAGGATTAAAATATGGCGACAAAGACGCATTACAAGAAGTTAAGAGTTGGATGGAGCACCAAGCATATTACCTTACAGAAGCAACGGTTGAACTTGCTAAAGAGCGAGGCCCGTGTAGTGAAAGTAGCAAGACACGTTACGGTCAAGGTATCTTTCCCTGGGAACTCAGAGCCAAAGGCGTTAACGAATTGGCCAATTTTAATCCCGAATTAGACTGGGAAGTGTTAAGAAAGGATATGGTACAATATGGAGTACGTAATGCTACTCTTATGGCTATTGCTCCTGTTGAAAGTTCTAGCGTGGTCATTAATAGTACTAACGGCATTGAATTGCCTATGTCTCTTATTACTGTTAAAGAAAGCAAGGCTGGCAGTTTCACACAAGTAGTTCCCGAATATCAAAAGTTAAAGAACAAATATCAATTGATGTGGGATCAACATGATTGCGATGGTTATATAAAAACGGCTGCGGTGTTGGCTGCATATGTTGACCAAAGCATAAGTACAAATACTTTTTATAACCCAGCACACTTTACAGATAGAAAAGTTCCTACTACACTGATTGCTAAGAATCTTATGCAAGCACACTATTGGGGACTTAAAACATTCTATTATAGTTTGATTAACAAGCAGGGTTCTAAGATGCAAGAACAAGATGTAATTGAAAATACAGTAGTAGAAAATATAGAATTATTAGAAGATGATTGCGAATCGTGTAAATTATGAGTAAACAACAATACAACCTTAACACAAAGACAGACTATCTAAATCGTAAAATGTTTTTGGACCCTGCAGGTCCCGTAACCATTCAACGTTTTGAAGAAGTAAAATACAATAAAATAGTAAAATACGAGCAGACTGCACGTGGATTCTTTTGGGTGCCAGAAGAAGTATCATTGACAAAAGATGCTAATGACTTTAAAGATGCTAGCGATGCAGTAAAGCATATCTTTACTAGTAACCTATTACGTCAAACTGCATTAGATAGTTTGCAGGGCCGTGGGCCAAGTCAAATCTTTACCCCAGTTATATCATTGCCTGAACTAGAAGCATTGGTATATAATTGGACATTCTTTGAGACTAACATACATAGTCGCAGTTACAGCCATATCATTCGCAACATCTATAATGTGCCTAAGGAAGTGTTCAATACTATCCATGACACTAAAGAAATTGTCGATATGGCAAGTAGTGTTGGCAAGTACTATGATGACTTACATAGGTTAAACAGTCTTAAAGAAGTTGCAGACCCGACAAAAGAAACTGTATTAGAGCCTGCACATATCAAAGCAATTTGGTTAGCATTGCATGCTAGTTATGCATTAGAAGCATTCCGCTTTATGGTAAGTTTTGCTACAAGTTTAGCAATGGTTGAGAACAAAATCTTTATCGGTAATGGCAACATTATCAGTCTTATTCTACAAGATGAAATCTTACACAAAGAATGGACTGGTTTCTTAATCAATCAAGTTGTTAAAGAAGATCCAAGATTTGCAAAAGCAAAGCAAGAATGCGAAAGTGAAGTATTACAGATTTATCAGGACGTAATACGTGAAGAAAAAGAATGGGCAGACTATTTGTTTAAGAAAGGTCCTGTTATTGGATTAAATGCCAATATATTAAAGGACTTTGTAGACTATACAGCAATGGATGCACTTAAGCATATTGGTATCAAATACTGGAACACATCACCCAAAACAACACCCATTCCATGGTTCAACAAGCACACTGAAACAAGCAAAAAGCAAACAGCACTACAAGAAAACGAATCAACAAACTATGTAATCGGTGTCATGTCAGATAGCATCGACTACGAATCACTACCCAATATATAATAAGGAGAAAAATAATGAGAGCCATCGTGTGGAGTAAGTATCATTGTCCTTTCTGCGACCAAGCAAAAGCATTGTTAAAGCAAAAAGGATACGAAATCGAAGAACGTAAAATAGGTGACGGATACAGTAAAGAAGAGTTGTTGGAAGCAGTTCCAAACGCACGAACAGTACCACAAATATTTTTAGGTGAAGAATACGTAGGTGGATTTACAGAACTTAAACAAAGGTTAGCAGCATGAATTTAAATTTAACAGCAGGATCAGTATACACATTCAAAATGAATAGCGGCGAAGAGTTAGTCGCTAAAGTTAAAACAGTGGGTGAGGGTTATGTAGACCTAGAAGAACCCGTAAGCATTGCCCCTGGCCCACAGGGTATGGGACTAGTTCCTAGTCTCTTTACCTCAGAACCCAAGGCCTCAGTAAGACTAAATACTAATAGCGTTGCTATCGTTGGTCCAACGGACGACAATGTAAAGATGAAATATCTTGAGGCAACGACAGGAATTAAAGTTCCTGAGAAGAAATTAGTATTAGGGTAAAGATGGCACAGTTAAGTCGCTTAGGAGATCAAAACACAACCGGGGGTAAAATAGTAAGGGGCGCAAGCACTACATATGCCAACGGCATTGCAGTGGGATTGCATGTAAGCGACATAACTCCGCATGCGCCATTTGGTAAACCACATCCCCCACATAAGTCAGCAAAAACTACTGAAGGAAGTCCTACAGTGTTTTGTGAAGGAGTACCTGTACTCAGAGTAGGATCAGGTAATACATGTGGACACAAAATTGTTCAGGGTAGCCCTGACGTATTCGTACCGTAAACTAAAATGGCAGATACCGGCAAGCAAAGTCCATTAGGTGTTAATGTTTTAGGCTCTGTTCTACAAAACAGAGGCTATTGCATTAACAAAGTTGCGGCTAGTTATATGGGTGCCAGTAAATCTAACGCCGGTTATTCTTTTGGATCACTAGTACAAAACACAGTATTACGTTTACAAACATGGGGAATACATGATGCATACAACAGAGGAAGATTAACTACAGGCGTAGATTCATCGACCTCAACATTAGTATCTAATCCAGTATATGATAATTTAATCTATATAGGTTTTGACACTATTCCTTCATTAGGCAATGCAAGATCACCCACATATTTGCCTGTAGACAATGCGGGATTGTGGACTAGTGGGGGTACTCCTGCTAGCACATCTTGGCCTTTCGCAGGAAGTATAGGTCAAACACAAAGTGCTAGTTGGATACCCTATAATACTAGCAATGTAAATCGAAGTGTGACGATGTGGGGTTATATAAGGTTACATGCCTTACAAGCCTGGAATGAATTTAATTATAACGGTAGTCCTACTGCAAGAGATAATCCTGAATACAAAGAATTTTGTTCTTCATTTTTAAGTGCTGACGCATTTGTTAACTATAGCAATCAAGCAATTTTTGCTATGGAAGATAGTAAGAATTTCTTAGTTGGTGCATTTAGTAATTCAAACGATTTAATAAGCGCAGACATAACCGGTGTTAATTTATCTACTATTAATTTTGGTGCTGATTTAATAAAATTAGGTAATGCATTAGACTTAAGTACAATATCAACATTTGGACTGCCATCAACACTATTAAGAACGTTGGGACTTAACGGAGCGATAACTCAAGACTTAAGTTTAGCATTAATATCAGCAGGACTGTCAAGTTCAGATATTAGTAAGATAGGATCAGGACAAAAGACTAATGTAACAAGAGAGCAGGAACAACAAATATATGGCGCCTTCTTGCTCATTCAGGGAGTAAATTTAGTAAATGTGTTAGCACCACTACGTTGTAAAACAGCAGGGTTGATAACACTAGCAGACTTGTTGAGTGTTCGAAAGTTATTTCCGGCAAGTTATTCTTCAATGACTGTGCCAATATATAATACTACTCCTGGTCCAACAAATAGCAAAACATACTACTTGATTTTTTCTGGTAGTGGAGTAAACCCTACAATCAACACACCGGCAATAAAAGAAATAGTAGGAGAACAAATACCAAGTGGAACTCCACCTATTAATGAAAACTCTACAACAGATACTTATACATTACCTCCCAAAGGATTTGGTAGTAATCTAATAGGTATTATACCGCAAGATGATGCGATTGCCGCAGGCGCATTTAGTTATTCAATGCGTCAAATTAGAAATGTCGAACAAGCAACAATAACAAAATTTGCAGAAGTAGCATACGGTACTGAAACTGGCACAGGATATACAAGAGCCACTGGAACTGACAGACCAGTTGTCACTGAAATGGCAAACTATGGAATGACAGTCTGCGCACAAGGTAGCGGAGTATACGGAACATTCACAATGAGTGATTTGTTTGGATGCATGAGTGGTCTTCCCTATCCATGGCAGTTATTATATAACAGTATTTTAAATTTACAAACAAGAAAATTACATAACATTTATCAACAAGATTTTCTAGCAATTACGTGGGAAAAGGCTATAATGTCAATAGCCCAACCGTTCTATATAAAGATAGTTAGAAGTTATAAGGCCCCAACTGTAAGTCCTAACCCTTCGAACCCTGCTTATGATCCTAGAACAGAAATACCAAATCCTAGTTATAACCCATCATTGCCCCCTGGCCCGGGTAATGAACCTACAATACCAAACCCAGCATATAATCCAATACCATATGTGAACGGTAGTACTGGCGCACAAACTAACTGTGCAACTTATTACAGCGACGGGGGTCTTCCTGAAATATACGATTGGTATTATAGATTAAACATTGCATTAGTAGAAGATGGTGGTGGATATGGTAGAGGAACAGCACCTAATCCAGTAGTAACAATATTACCTAATAATGTAAATGCAGGCGCAACAACAACTGTAGGAAGAAATGATCAAGCCGCGGCGTCATTAGGCGGAGGTACTTTTGGTAGAGTATCGTTGACTGCTATAGGAAACGGTGGCGAATATAGATGGTTCTCTGATCAGGTTCAAGATAATTGGATAAACGTAGTAGGACAAGATACTGATGCTGCCTCTCCTACTCCACCAATTTATTATAGTGGTTATCCAGGATACGGGCAAGTTTCTAGAAACTTTGCGTGGGTGGTAAGTACCATACCAAAAGAAACAATTCAAATAGAACACGGACCTATTGCGCAATTACCAGTTAAAGTAAATGGTGACGTAGCAACTGACGGGGTAAACACACCCGGAGATATAAGATCAGACCCCTTTATGTTCCCGGGTTTAGGCGGAATAAATGCAGGAGTACAAACATTAGGTACTAACCCATGGCCTTCACCAATGAATTCTAATATACAACAGTATATTGATCAGGCTAATGCAGAGATAAGAGCGATTTCTTTAGCAAAGCCTACAGAAACAATTAACAACAACGTAATATATAGAATTTTAGGAACACAATTAACACGTGAACAACGCACACGCTATACTGCCCTACCACCTGTACCCGTACCAAAAGATGTTTGGATAAATTTATATCCAACCTCATTATATATTTTTGTAGATTCTATACCTAATTTGGCTCAAAACACAAGACCGCATATGAGCGCACAAACATTAGAAGCAATCTCTGACTTTGATACTACAGGTGGACAAAGTACAGTTGTAATGCAACGCCAAGAGCGTAATCAGTCACGATTACAAACAGTTGGTATTCCATTAGATAATAATTTGAATACAGATATGACTGCGCAACAGGCTCAAGTATTAACCATGAACGGTGTGATACCCGGCGGAGTAGATGGTGTACCGTCAGGTACAAAGAATTATACATTACCTGCGTGGCCCGGTAACATAGGTGACGGGGGAGGACTTATACAACCTAAACCAACCGGTCGTATGATTAATACAGGTCCTATAACACCAGGTGGAGAAGCACCTGGAGAATTAACACCTATTCTGAAAGATTTGCCATTCCCCGTAGTAGGACCTATCGTACCAGTTGGACCAGGAGATTATGTAAACTTCTATCCTGAGATAGGTCAAGTGCCTGAATTACAAGGTGACGGAGATCCGCGCGGGAATCGCCGCAGGCGAGGCCTATGGGTTGGTGGGTGAGTCGGGCTGCGGCAAGTCGACCACGGC